ACAATGCTTGAACCGGTCATTTCAGTAGGGGCAGTAGTAATCAAATCAAGTACGGAAACATTTTTAAAAGCCTCTACAAGGCGAGTTTCCCAAATCTTTCTAACAAAATTCTTTGTAGCCATAATTTAAAAATCCTTTCAATATATAAAATAATAATTATTTCTTCTTACCCAAAACGGAATCAAAATAAGCGTTGATTTGTTCGGGAGTCATTGCGCCCAATTTAGCGGGGTCAAGTTCACCCTCCAAATTGCCGCTATCGGGTTTATGAGATTTACCCAATCTTTCATCAACAACCTTCTTAACGGCTGCACTAAATGCAGTTTCCAAAGTTTCAAGATTCTTTGTGGTTGCTGCTTCATCTTCACCAACAAAGAAATTAACCAAATCAACGGGTAATCCCTTTTCGGTTGCAATGGTCAATGCCTTATTGGTCAAATCCTTTCTAACAGATTCAGCCTTCAGAGCCTCAAAATCAGCCTTTAACTTTGCAATCTCTGTATCTTTCGGGTCAGCATCGGGGAAACGCTTCTTGTGTTCCTCATCAACCAACTTTGCAAGATTGTTATTTTTCCAAGTTTCAAGAGACTTTGTAAAATGTGAATCGTTAATAGGCTTTAACAATTCCTTACCTGCATCAGTTTCAAGAAACTTGCTTACACTGTCAGCATTAACAAAGCCAGCGACATAATTGTTATAATCCTCTGTACCTTCAAAGGATTTCATACTTTCAATAAGTTCATTAAATTCCATAGTTATATATCTTCCTTTCGCCCTTTAAGTCCTAAACTGTGTAGCCCTTAAAGTCCTAATTAGTTTTAATTTTTTTGATATGCCGTTTGCCCTTTAAGTCCTGCATTGTGCAACCCTTAAAGTCCTAATAAGCATTTATATATAAAAAACACCCTATACCCACATAACGGAGCATAGAGAGTTAAGACAAAATTATTTATTGTTTTTCCACTCATTGAATGTTTTATATTCAATATTCTTGTGGGTTTCATTATCTGCCCTTTTACCGGGTCTGTAACCATCGACAATAGGCACATAGGCACATTTACAGCAAGGATGCGCCGGATTTTTCGGAGCATCGTTTAAATAAAATTCTTTGCCGTCCATATCAGCACAATAATCACAAGTATTCTTTTCAAGTGTAGCCATCCACATAACTTTATCAACTACACCGGAATTTTTATATACATCTAATTGAGCCTCATTTACAACCCTTGCTAATTCAGTATTAACAAGCCTTGTAGCCTGATAAGCGGTAACGCCGAAATCATCTTTAATTTTCTTTGCTACCTCTCTGGGTCTTTTGCCGATTCTGATACAATCCAAAACATCTTGATAAATGCGGTTTGCTAAATCATTTGTATTGTCCCATACACGGTCTGAAAATCTTTTTCCATCTATGGTATCATTCAAAGCACGTCTAACAAATTCCGCTTTTACTAAATTAAAGTCAACAGATAATCCGATTTTAGCGGCTGTCTTTTTAAAGGCTTCATTATATCCACCCTCCAGCACACTATTTAAAAATGCAACCTCTGATTCATTCATACTGTTTAATGTCAAGGTCAATTCTTCTTGAATACTCAAAACCATAGAATCAGATAGCATAATTGCGCCGTTGTCATCCATATTATTTAAAAGAATGACGGCGATTTTCTCTATTGTTTCATCCTGCGATTTTTTAAAGTCCTTTAACAGTTCTTTAAGTTTTTTAGCGGTCTTATCATCAATATCAGATTTAATTTTTACAAACTCATTCATTCAGTAGAGCCACCGCCACCAGAGCCATAAAAAGCACTATTCACAACATCAAGGTTAATTGCCTGTGAATTTTCCTTTTCCTTTTTAATTCGCTCTAATTCAATCTGGGGATTCTCAATAAATGGTAAACGCTCTAATTTTGTTTGATGGCTTACAATATCGCCTAATTGGTTTACCTCATTGATTCTGCCGGCAATATCCATAGGAATATCAATGTTTGCAGCAATCTTAATATCAGTGAAATCATATGTAATATTCTCTGAAATATAGAGATAAAGACAAATGAACTTTACACGGTCATAAAGCACATTTAACACGGGATTTAAAACCATATTCACACGTTGGTCAAGTCCCGTCAATCGAGATTGCAGAGCAACACCGGAAATATTGCTTGATAACTTTTCATTAAAATCAATGTGACCGCTTTGTGCATATAGATTTTCTTTAATCTCTGCTAACTGGTTTTTAATGGCTGCATCGTTAATATTCTTAATTAACCATTCCGGCTTTGCATCCTTAAAAGGATAGAAAATAATACCGGCATCTTTATCCTTTACAGCCTTTACCATTTCTTTTGTGCTATCACTTGAAACGCCATTATCACACATAGTAATATAAGCATTCTTAAATTCAGAAATTAAACATTGCTGATTTGATACCAATTCATTATAAGCATCATTCAGAGATTTAATTTTTGTGTAAATGGTTTCTGCATCCTCAATTTCACACATAGAAACGGGCATACATTGAAAAGGATGTGTTTCTGTTTTATCCTCTAACAATAAATTATCTTTGTAAATTTCAATAGTGCCATCGGGATAATAAACATTGTAATATTGCCCGGTGTGGTACTTCTTTTGATAGAAATAAATAAAGCGTTCAATATTTCCATCCTCATCCACATAAGCAATAGAATTTGAAGGGTTTAAAATCCTTTCACTTAATCTACCGTATTTATCAAAGTAATAGAGAATAAAACATTTACCATAAATTTCTAACTCACGCATAATTTTTTGGTCGTGGTTTAGGTCGTAATGCTCAATGGCTGCGGAAATGGCTTTTTCTAACTTAACATTGCCGCTTTTGCTTGCATATGAAACAGGCTTATTCAAAGCATAGGCGATTTCTTCACCGATAAATTTTGAAATCCAGTTAATATGAATAGCCATATCACCCATATCAGCACGGATTTTAAAAACACTGTCATCATAAATTAAGTGCTTACCATCATAATAATTTTTCATTGTCTGATATGTAGGTTTCATAGCATTATATTCAGTAATCATCTTTTGTAAAAGTGTTGAATTTTCCGTTTTCCCTCACATCCTTTCATTTAAAAATATCCAATATCACGGAATGAAACAAATTTATATGTACCGCCCGTTGTGACCTGCGCTATATTCTGCACGGCATCTGCAAGGGCATCTATCATATCATCGTGTTGTGTAAATGCAGTACCCGCAAATTCTCTGATTTGCTCAATGGCTGCATAGTCATTTTCATTAAAAATAATTCGTCCCATATTTATATCAGGAATAATAGCATCAATGCGGCTATCCTTATTCTGAACACGGGATTTATTGATAATGGTTAAAGGTCTGTTTTTTAATTGCGGGTGATTGCTGATAATCTCTTGAATTTTGAGAACGTCAGCACCCATATAAACATTCTTTTCTATTGATAGAGTGTTTATATCAGTGTATTTAACCAACAAATCAATAACTTTGTTTATATAAGAATCGTAATCCATTTTATCAATAATGGATTTACGAGCATATTTAATTGAATGTCTATAACCGTTTTTATCGGTGTAAACATTATTACCTTCAGATAAAATACAAAATGCGTAATAGTCCGATTTCTTTTTATTTGTTGCTGCTGGGTCAACAGAAAGAATAGTTTTATTGAATGGGATTGATTCAATATCCATTTCGGGAATTGCTGATAGTGAATGAATACGCTTTTCACCCAAATTGTAAATATCGCATTGATACTCTTTCTTGAATGCAACGGGATTTTCTAACCATTCCTTGAAAAGTTGAAAACATTTGAATTTATCCCAGATAACCGGAAAATCCATTTCATCTTTATTATCAAAGTAATAATTTTCTGCATCTTCAATAGCATACTGATTGTTAATATCGGATAGAATTTCTTTTACTTTCATCCAGTGCGGATTATTACGGAAATACAAATCAATATCATCAATCGGAATACACTTTTCAATGTGCCTTTTCCACGTCACACGTTTTAAAAGTGAATCATATAAATCATTTACTTTTTGCACTGTACCCAATGCGATAACGTGATAATTTTGTGATTGCAAAGCCTTTAAAGCACCTGTATCAAATCTTTCAACAACTGCCTTTCGCCCTTCTTCGCTTTCAAGTTCTTTATCGTCCTGCCCGTCATCCTCAATAAGTAAACCAATACGATAGTTTTGGTAGTTAATACCTCTAACATTGGTATGAGATGAAACGGATTGAATTTTAACCCTTTGCGGTTTTAAATCAAGTTCAATTTCGGATGCATTGTATTTTAAATTCTTGTTTATGTATTCGCCAAAGCACATTTTTAAAAGTTCGTTTTCTTCAATCTGCGCCTTTATATCTTCAATAAAGTTATCTGCTCTCTGTTGAATGCTGGATTGAATCACAATCAAAGGATGAATGCAATATAAGGCAGTCCAACACACAAGAGGAATATTTATTGTAGCCGTCTTACCAAAACCACGAGGCATAACGTATACCGTGTTCGTGTTTTTCTTGTTTAGCATAGTATCATTCAATTCATCCCAGATTTGATAATGGGTTTTTGATAACGGAATCTTTTCGCCGGAATAATCAAATAAGAAGTCGTGCAAAAAGAATTCACAAAAGAAAGAAAAGTTTTGTTTTCCCAGCGCATATGCTAAACCGTGATATTCAAAGATTGTTGATTCACCTTTTAAGAATAATGCTTTTGCTGTTTCTTCATCGTACATATTGCATAAGTGCTTTAGAACGATGTATTTATAATCATTTTCGGATAGTATGGTTATACCTCCTTTCGGTCTTAAAAATATGGTGCGAATTTTTTTGATACTCCCCGCCCATACCCGCCAGACCGGGAAAACGAGAATGTACCCCCTCCAGCACTCCA